CTTGATCCATTAGTTCTCTCCTAGCTTCAAGCTCCCGATGAGTGCCGCGACCTTCGCTTCACTCAATTCGATTTCGAAGTGCATTTCGTCAATTCTGCCTTTGTAATCGCCGCCCCATTTTAGCCCGTACTTCTTGGCCAAAGCTCGAATCATTGCCACCTTTTCTGATGGGAATGTGCCAACCTTGCCCAGCGGGTGTTTTTAGCGTTGAGATCAATGGCCGTTCCAGATGCGTGATTGCTCAGTTTGTCGGTTGAACCGCGTACCATGCGGAACGCATAACCCCAATCATCCAGCGCGCCTTCATCAATGGGTTCAATCAGCTGGTGAAATTCTTTGCAGAATCCAGCAATCAATGGCGCGACAGCTTTCGCACATCGCACCTTGACCTTAGTTCCCTCGATTGGAACGCTGATGATGTGGATTTCAGTTGCATCTTTCGATGCCTTCCATCCATTGTGGCTTTGGATCATTAAAGACCAAGCGCCTTCAAGTCATCAGTAGTTAGACCAAGTGCAGTCAATTTTGACTGTGCCGCAATTTTATTAGCTTCAGCCTTTTTTGCTTCCGCAATTTCTTCAGCCTTGATCTCCTTGATTGCAGCTTCAATCTCTTTTTCTGTTGGAGCATCGCCGTCTAATTTATGCCATTCAATCGTCGAATAGTCACTATCAGTAAAGACGAATTCAGCCTCTGGCTTTAGTTTATTGATTGCCTTAATTAAATAACTCATTACGCACCCACTTCCATGAGAATAATTGAACCAACGGCGCTGTTGCCTTGATAAGTAACGCCACGACCACCACCTGCTGTGGCACTGATATTCGATTGCAATTTGTAAGTTGTTGCCGAAGTAGTCGCTGGGCTATCTAAATAAATAAGAGCGCCTGAGAAACCTACACCACCATAAATCTTATATGAAGGATTTGAAGACGTATGATCAACGTAACCAATTCCACCAGTAATGCGATCATAGACAGTTGTTGCTCCTCTAAGAATCTTACCGCCAACACTAAAAGCACCACCTGCGCCTTCATACATGCCAGCACTATAAGCAATCATAATTAAAATTTTTGAAGTTGCTGATGTTGGTGTAATGCTAGCAGTTATGGTCGTGTCCGTCATTGTGGTCGAAGCGATTGTTGTTTCAGTTGTTGTCGTACCCTGAACAACCTGAAGAATCTTTCCACCGCCAGCTGGAGATGCCCATACTGGCGCACCACCAGAAACAGTAAGAATCTGACCAGTTGAACCAATACCTAAACGGTCAAACGTGCCAGATCCAGTTCCTTTGATTAAATCTCCAGCAGTCGTGATGGTTGTTGCCATTGAGTTTGTAATTGTGACCGTTCCAGATGTGCCACCGCCTGAAATACCTGTTCCAGCAGTAACGCCAGTGATATCACCTTCATCATTGGCAATCCATGTGAAATCCATGTCTGCATTCGTTGCCTTTGAAAGTATCTGACCAGTTGTGCCGCCTTTTAGATCAGCCATGGTGGTATCAACACCTTGACCAAACACCGCGAAATCAACTGGTAAATCAGTTACCAGTGTCGGATTGATTGTGTTCCATCGCTCTGTTACTGGCACATCGTTCCAGCGCATAGCCTGAAGGCTAAACGCTAACGGTGACAGGTTCAGAGTGACAGAAATTTGATTGTAATTGGCTCGAAACGTCCAGCCTTCAACGAAACCAAGATAAGTTCCACTGCTCATATTCAACGGCAAATCAGAAAGTGCAACGGGCATTCCCATAAATACTTTGATGAGATTATCGCGGTCTGAATCGTCAATTTCTGAATTAGTAAGTTCATAAGTTATGGAATTGAAGTTGTATTGTGGATAAGCTCTAAGGGTTAAATAAAAATCGGCTTGGTCTTGGGCATCCGCTGCATTGTGAAGCGTTGTTGCAATAATTTGAGAAAGTTCGCCATAAAGTGCAATGGAAGCTGTGTCAGATGCAGATTTCTCAGATGTTGAAGTTGCATCATATTTGAGAGTTATTGAATTCCTGACGTCACCTGCGCGTTGCTGGATCATCAATCCATTACCAAGTGCATTATTGGCGCTTAAATCCACATAACCGTTAGCAGCTAGATATTGACTGCGATGTGTCGAATCGGCATAACCAATCTGCCCATAAGCATTTTCATAAATATAACCTAATCCGCTAGTAGCAAGGGCTGAAACCAGTGAATAAACGTCTGTTCTATCGGATGCACGTGCAGCTAATTCATAATTGCCAGGCTTATCGATTTCTCCAAGTCCAGAATTCTGAGCATTAGCCCAAGTCGTTGTTGGTGAATAAGTAGCCCATGTGAGAGCTTGTGGCACTTCTTGCCATGAATCAAAGAGAACGCCTTTGAGTACGTTGTAAATCTGAGTGCCATCATAAGCTTTAGCCAGAACACCATTGGTCAATGCTTTTGGAAGTCTAGCCAAAGCTCCAACAGCAATGATTTTAATGCGCTGGCTGAACGAGATGTTTCCAAGGTCAGCAACAGAAATGCTTACATCAACTACTGAACCGCCAAAGATTGAAACGAATGTGTCAGTTGAATCTTTAAGTTGAACAGTGACAGAATCGTTGATTGTAATTGGAACAGCCGATTGATCTAAATTGATAATCTCCAGATTGACATAACCCGCTTGGGCTTGTTCATAGATATTGACACGACCAGATGTAATGGATAAATTCGACAGGATTGCAGTCGTGTATTCATAACCGCCAACCGTGACTTTCCATATTGGATTAAATTGTGTCATGCGAATTGCAACGCATCTGCGCCACCAGTGCCGCGATAAAATGATGAATTGAGAACATCTGTGACGGCACGTGCAGCAGCTTCTGGATCAGCAACGACTGCATTAAAGTATTGATTGACCACCGTGGCAGTTGAAAGTCCTCCAGTTTGAGCCAAGCGAGCAGCAGCAGCGGCATCGCGTGCAGCATTCAATCGAGCTGTTTCTGCTTTTAATGCATCACGGCGAATAATTGCAGCTTGCATTGCTGGAGAATAAACACCAATATCAACGCCCGTAGCCGAAGAAATGATTCCAGTCGTTCCAGTGCCAGTACCAGTGTCCAATCCACCGCCACCACCGCCACCACCGCTGACGACTAAACCTTCTGAACCTGAACCGCCGACGGTTAAGGATTTGGAATTGTCTCCGAAACCAAAGAATCTAGTTACTGGATTGTCCTTGATGTAATTGACAAATTCTTTCATTTTGTTGATTGTTCCAGTAATAAATCCAACAAGCTTGGAGAATCCAGTAACCAAGCCGCCCACGATAGTTCCGATGGCTTCCAGAGCAATTTTGAACGCACCACCTAGTAATGGAGCTAGATCATTTTTAATAAACTTCCAAAGTACATAAAGAAAGTCATAAAATGGCTGTAATTCATCAGAGTTATCAGCCACGGCTTTTTTTATGGTATTGAATGCAGATGATAATCCTTCGAGTATTGGCTTTACGATTGAAGAGATTGCTGGAATAATTTCATCAACTAAGAAACTCCACCACTGCGTAAGCACAGGCAGTAGATCTTCTTTAATGACTTTGAAGATTTCAGCGAATGCTGGGCCGAGTGTCTTTCCCAATGAATCAGCAAATTCAGTAATGGCTGGAACGCCTTTATTCACAAAGCCATCTAGCAACGGGGTCAGGGCATCGAGAACATATCCACCGACTGTTTCTTTAGCTTCATTAAAAGTCTCAGATAGACGAAGCATTTTGCCAGCGAAAGTGTCAGCCTTAGCAGTTGCTTGACCACCGAAAGTATCTGCAAGCGCAGTCGTCACATCATTCATGGTCATCGTTTTTAGTTCAGCCGATGATAATCCAACACCCAGCTTTGCTAATGCTCCTGTATTGCCCTCATAGGCTTTACCAAGGGCATTGGATACGGCTTCAAGTGATTTTCCTGAACCCGCAGCAATATCGATTGCCAAAGATTGCAATCTTTGTGCTTCGCTGACATCTTGTGTTGCTCTGACTAATCTTTCTAACGATGGACGAAGCTGTTGATCTGATATTCCGAAAAGTAATTGATTTTTCTTTATCTGATCTTCAACAGCTGCAATCTGGTCATTGGTTGCACCAGTGACGTTGCCAAGTGTCTTAGCAAGGGAAGCCTGAGCAGCTTCATCTTCAATGGCTGATTTAACGCCATCAATGAGCAGTTTGCCAGCGTAAAGAGCAGCAGCAGCACCAGCTGCGGCGAATGCCAGACCAGCTTTCTTGCTGAAATCGCCAAGCTTGGAGCTGGAATTTTCCACATCATCATTGGCAGCTTTAAGGGACTTATTGAGATTATCAACGTCTCCAAGAATGGAGAGCTTTAGCGTTCTAGATCCAGTAGCCATTTAATCCCATTCTTTCAATATACGACTGAACGCATTTTCCCACTGGTTGATGATGTAGGGCTGTTCGGCACGCAGAGTCGGATAGATAAACCATCCACGTGATCCGCGGCCTTCTTTTCCAGACCAGACTGGAAATTGCTTAAATTTGTTAGATCCGAATTCATAACCGCCCCAGAGCATTTGAGTCGTGCCACCGCGAGATAATTTTTGCGACGCAAAGCCGTAAGAGATTTCACCAGTTTTGGCAGACTTTGAAACCCTGGAGCCAGCGGCAATCATCGGCGCGACCTTGTTATTCGCACCCGCAGCAGTTGCACCAATCTTGCCTTGAAGATAAGTCGCCAGAGCATTGGATTCTTTTTTAGCCGATGCAGTGGCTTCTT